GGCCGCCGGAACGAGCGGGAGCGGCACCCAGCCGCCCCCGGAGGAACCGCCCGCGGGCACCGGCGAACCACCGGACGCGGGCCTGTGAGGAGGTATAAACAAACATGACTGGAAACGAACTGCGCCGAAAGGTGGCGGACATTATCAACGCATGGGACGGAGCAACCAGAGGCAGCGCCAAGCACCTGGAGATCCTGAACATCTACAACAACCACAAGCCGCTGGCAAGAGGTTACCGCGTACAGGTGGGTGACGCCCATTGTGCCACCACGACCTCCGCGGCGTACATCAAGGCAGGGATCGCGGAGTACACCGGGACGGAGTGCGGCGTGGGAAAGTACGTCGAGATCGCCAAGAAAAAAGGGATCTGGACGGAGAACGACGCATACACCCCCAAGGTGGGCGACGCCTGCGTGTACGACTGGCAGGACGGGGCCAACTACGCCACCACCGACAACACCGGCGCACCGGATCACATTGGCATTGTCACCAAGGTGGGCGGCGGCACCTTTGTGGTCACAGAGGGAAACATGAACGGCGGCAAGGTGGGCAAGCGCACCATGAAAG